TGTGGTGTTGTTTAATGGTGGTGTTTACTTCGTGGTCGTAACATGCGGTATGTGATGCGGTAACATAGGCCAATCCCCGGTCAATTTCCTGTGATGCAAGTAATGGATTGGTATTGGTGGGGGAAGTTTGTGCGTATAAAGCCCAGTAATGTGTACCTACGGCCAATGTTTTGGCTGCGCTGCTGCCCTCTACAAATGAAAATAGCTGGTATCTGTTGGGTGCTGTGCTGGTATCGGTTACAATAAATGCCTTTTGTTCCTGCGACATTTCACTTTCAAAAACAAGCAGATAGTACACGGGTGAAACCGTTACTTTTTCCCTGCCAGTGATGATCAGTTCAGGTGTGCCGCCCTTTGTAATGTAAAGCATCCTACCTATATAAGTAGGTCGGTTTCATGTTAAACAAAAAAGGCCGCCAAATGGCGACCCTTTCTGCATGAAAACACTATGAAAAAATCAAAGACCCAGCGAAGTTACAACAGCGGCCTGAACTTTCAAAGGTAAATCGGTTTCTTTGTGGAGAAAATTTAATACATGACCTTTGAAGTCACCGAACGCTTGTCCGAAGTTGGTTTCACTCTGCTGCAACTGAACACCATAGTCAGCACCCAGCAGCCAGTAGTCACCACTTGCATCAAGGGCAATGGCCAACATTCTGTTTTGTGCGAGAAGTTTAATCTCGTTGCGCTGTGCGGTGGTAACTTTGTGCAGACGTGCAACCAAGTCAGCTTCGTAAAACACGGTTCCGTTTTCAGTTGAAGGAATTGTGCGCCAAGTCATGGAGCCAGTTTCCTTTTCCAACTCATATTTGAAGTAGCTTTTGCCACCACTCAAAGTGTGGGCAGAAACTTCGCCTGATGATTTGGTTAATGTAGATTTAGCATCGAACTCAACGAGCCAAATATTTTTGATGCCGGCCGCAGCCGTCTTACAGTCAAGGGTAAAACCCGAAGTTAATTGACATGCCATATTATTTTTTTTAAATTAAAGGGGGGTAGGGTTTTTCCCCACCCCCCGGGTTAAACTTTCTCTAACTTATTGATATATTAGAGTTTAAAATACACGATTTGGTCGCAGTACGCCAGTTGTACCCCGTATTTGAAGGCCGCGTGGAATTGAACTCTCCGCTCAAATGGATTGAAAATGAAGGAATACTCACTTTGTTCGTCGAATAAATCCGTACCCAAGAAGAAATTGCTCCACAGACCAGCAACGATTTTATTCGTTCCGTTCATGCCGTGCAGACCGTAAATCTTGATGCCAGTTGAAGGGTCGATGATTTCCATTTCAGCTACCTCATTTGCAGGATAGTGATACAGGTTAGCATTCACCAACCATTGACGGTACAAGCGGAAAGTGTCTGTACCCATAGCAATCATCAGGTCAGGTTTTCCAAGCAATTCAGCAGGAATAACGCCATAAATAGTGATGATGATGTCATCAATGTTAGCAGCAGTGATAGAAGCGTAAGCACCACCCACGTTACCGCGAATAGGGTCACCTGCACCGCCGAAACCGAGGTCGTCAAGGATAGTCAAGAAACCATCCCAGTAGCCGTTGTTTCCAACGCCACCAGTGGTGTCACCCTGCCAGATAGCAGTTTCGATAGCTTCGGCAATTTTGGCAGCTTTTTCGTTTCCAATTTGCTCGGTGAATACACCCATGTCGATAGCTTCACCAGCGGCAAGAGCTTTCTGTGTGTATTTGGTTTCGAGGTCTTTGGGGCAAAGAGTCTCTTGTACTTTTACTTTACCAACGGTCAAGGTGCGCTTGGACAGGGTAGTGTTACCACTTGACTGATAAGAGCAGCTGTCGCTTTGGAAGTAAACATCGCTGTACAGCAAAGGCAGTATTTCAGCGGATTTAATGTTAGGAAGAACCTGACCAGCAGACTGCAATAAGTTTGCAGTTTTAGCGGTAAACATAGCTTTGGTCAAAAGCTGCAAAGACTCTTCCTTGGTGTAATTCGATAGACCTGTTACGTCAAATGCCATTTTATTTATTTGTTATTGAGTTTTTTAATTGCTGAAACAAAACCATTAAAAGTTTCTTCGTTTTTCTTTACTGACCCAAATGGTTTTTTTGTGGGTTCAGGGGTGGTGGCTGCAAACTTTTCAAACACGCTGAAAGTTTCTTCAACTTTGCCCAGTATGTTTACAAGTGCGGTTTCAAGGGTAGCGATTTTCGCTGCCAGTTCTTCGTTAGCGGCACGTAAAGCATCGAACTGCTCAACGGATGCAAATTGATTTTCAACCTCAACTTCTGCAACTTCGGCAGCTTCTTTGGTTTCAATCATTTCAACCACGCCATCTTTGGTAGTAACCAAAAGTCCAGTGGTAGTTTCATGCACTCCATCGGGTGCGGGTACAATGCCTTCTTCGCCTTTCACGTTCAGGAGCATTCCGGCTGCAAGTTCCTCACCTTCGAAAACTACGATAGTTCCGTCAACCAAAGTCAACTCACCAAACGCAGCAGGCACAGGTTCTTCGCTGAAACGCTGCTTTACCTCTGCCATGAATGCGGCAAGAGATAACTTCATTTCGGCTAATTCTGATTTAAATTCCATATATCTTAAAAGGTAGTTATGTTTTGCCCTATGCAAAATTTTTCAGCATGGCGGTGATTTCACGCATCATTTCAAGCACTTCGTCTTGTTCTTCCATGTCGAAAAGACCCTCAACTGAAAATCCTTTCCATTCGCCATCCTTAACTTTTGCCCAAATTTCCTCATTGTCTATTAAATAGGTCAGAAACCAACTGCCATCTTTTGCATCTTCGTACCCGGTAGGTGGCATCACACCACGTTTGCGGTCAATGAAGTATGACTCAATCATGTGGACACCCTCTTTAACCGGGTTGGCATGGTCGGTATTGACTGCTTTATAGGCATCATTGCGGACAAATTTCTTTGCTATCTTCCAAATGGTGTCAGCATCAAATGTCACGTAGTATTCACCCCTGATATCATCGTAGCGGTAAATGGGTAAATCGGCCAACATTGCAGGGCCTGTGACAATGCGCTTTTCTTCGGACTGAATTGCATACGCCTGTCGCATATTTGTACGCTGCTCCCATTTGCTGTAACACACGGCAGCCGCTTGGTCTTGCTCCATGCCTTCGCCAATCATTACCGGGATGCAACGGCTGATAAATTCATCTTCGGTTTCGTTTGCTGTCGGATCAACGAATTGGTCTTTGAATAGCATGAAGTCTTTTTGTATGGCTGGGCGGTCAACGAGAGAAACAAAGTCCACCCCTGTTTCATCGTCATCATTGACCACAATTTTGTAAATGGGTAATTCCATATCTTTAAAAGTAGGTTTAAACGACACTTGTATTTCTTAACCTGCGAACACGGGTCTGCGTTTTGGTGATGTCGCCTTCAAGAACGTACACCCTGCCCATGCCACCAAACTGACCTTCTTCAGGTAACGCACCGCCTGTGAGTGGGGTCATTGCTCCCGGACTTTGTGCGGGTGTACCAGTTGCACCGCCACCACCTACACTTTTCCCTTCAAATTGTGTTTGCTCAATTTTACGCACACGGGCGATACCTGATGCGATTGCAACAGCAGCGGCAATGGCTGCTCTTATTGGTGCATCAGGTGTTTTGATTGCCATTTGTGAAGCATAAGCAGATTGTGCAGCACCAATGGTTTCAACAATAGCTTGTGCAATAGATGCTTGTTTATTTATTTCAAATGCCTTCCTTTGTTGTTCTTCCGACTTTCCTGCAAAGGCATCAGCAAGTTGTCCAATTACTGCAAATCCGTTGGCTGCAATTTGCATCCTTTGTTCCGCAGCATTCTTTTGGTCTTCAATTTCTTTTAAGCGTATCTCTTCTTTTTTCTTTGCTGCTTCCTCTTCAATTTTTATTTCCTCTTCAACTTTCTTTTTATAATCTTCAATATCTTGGAATGCACGTTCAATCCGTACTTCACGAGCATTTCTTTCAAAAGTTGCTTTTCTTTCTTCGCTTTCTTTTGTGCTTTTTTCAGCAAGTTTAAAACTCTCGGATAAAATAGAATTTCTTAATTTAAGTTGTGCTTTTAGTTTTTCTGCTTTTGTTGGCTCTTGTGCTTTATTTAGTTCTTTCTGCGCTTTTGTTTGTTTTTCAAGAGTTGATTTTACTTCCTCGGCAGTTGCGATAGATTGGCCGTGAAGAACAAGTTGTTTATTTCTTTCGTTGTTGTAAACTTTTGTGGAGTCATTAACATCTTTTTGTGCTTCTTTTAGATTTGCAAAACCACGTTTTGCCAATTCTTGTGCGCCATTATTTATGCCTGTCAATGCACCAACAGCCCCAGCGTAAAACTTATCCCATGAAGAAGTTTGCTCATCAAGGTCACCCGTTTGTAATTCTAATAGACGTTTGGTTTTTTCCTGCAATATTTGGGATGCTGCTTCTGTCCTTGCACGTTGAGCAATCAACAATATCTGTTTTTGTGTGCGGATGTTCAACTGCTCCAATGAATTTGCGTTGGCAATGTTGACATCATCGGTTGCAATACCTGCTTCTTTCAGTTTGTCAAGCGCACCTTTTCTTTCTGTTTCACTCTTTTTGGTGTCCTGTACAATTTTATTGTAATACTGCACATCAGCTGCCTGTTGCCTTGTCAATCCCTCGGCAACTTTCATGGCAGCATTCATCTTGTCCATCTCGGATTTAGCCAATCCAAGTGCAATCTTAATGTCATCCCAATATGCCGCAACGGTTGCAAGTCCTGTCAAAAGCAATCCAAGCCCGGTGGCCATGAATACTTTTGATGCGGTGGTCATTCCTTTGAACGCTTCTATGCCACGCATTCCAAGTGACTTTAATTGCTTGCCTGCTTCACCCAGTCCTTCCAATCCCTGTGCGAGTGCCATTGCACCCTGAACTTTTAACAGGGCCTTTTGCACATCCTCGCTTTCAGCACCAAACAAGGCCATTGCACCCTGTGCCGCCTGAAAACCATTTGCCACACCTTTGGCTATGGTATTTATTCGGTTAAACTTGTCGGGGTTTAATGCCTGAACTTTCTGCTGAAAGTCCTCCATTTCATCTTTCAGTTCAGCAACTCGCTGCGCTGCTCTGGTTGCTTCTGGCGAAAACTCACCAAACTGCTGCGCTAACCTTACCGCTTCCTGTGTCGCTTCCCTGATTTGGGTTTTTATGGATTTGAAGCTGTCAAGCCCTTGGGCTAATTTGGTTACCTTTTCGGCTGCTGCCTGTGCTTCCTTGCTGCTCTCACCAAATTCTTTCGCAATCTTTTTGGCTTCGGCTTCGGCTGCCTTGATTTCTTCTTTTAACTTTTTAACCTGCTCCGCACCGCTTACCGATGCATTAAGTTTTATTCCAACTATTGTTTCTGCCATTTTATTTGTTTGTTAATGCGTACCACCGTGTTCCGTTGCATACTAAATATGCTGTTCCCCATTGGTTGTTGATGTTATAATGGTCGCTGCCATCTATGTATTCACCGCTTTGTGCCTCTATGCGTAAAGTCCCACCCGAATTTGCTTTGACTATCCAAAACGCTTTGGATGTTGATGTGCCAACCGGGGGTAATGTGATGGTGTGGTTTCCTCCTGCTGAAAAGATAATGATGTCCTTGTCCATTTCAGCCGTGTAGTTGGCTGTTGGAAATACAAAACGATTGCTGCCAAAATTGTTGTTTGTAATCAACTGCCCTTGCATCCACACTTCGTTGCATCCTGCGTAACCTGATGGTGGTGCTTGTCCAATTACAATGCTATCATCGCAAATGAAAGTCACTCCGCTGGTTGCAAAGGCAGCGTTTCTGTTTCCAAAGTTTGAAAGGATATTCCCTACCATTATGCCATCCCCGGCATCATTGTATTGACCTATATTGAAGCCACGCTGACTTATTACTTTATTCGTTGTCTTGCCGCCTTCGGGGTCTTTTTCATCTTTTACATTGTCATTGCCTTGGCTTCCACCACCGCCCACGCTTCCTGTCGTTGCCGTGAATGTCGGCCCTGCTTTAAGGAACAGAAACTCACAGATGTTGACCGATGGGTTAATCGGGTCGTAGTCCTCAATCTTATTCAGCCGGAAGTAATTGCCATCGAAAAAGTAAAGGTCACGGAATGACAGCTTTTCCATGTCGGCAGGAGTCAGGTAGAAATGGCCTCTTACTATCTTGCTGTCCTTGTCTATAATTTCGGACATATACTTTGACCAGTAAGCATTGAACAAATTATTGTTGGTCATTTCTGTACCTGCTGGAATACCTATAAATCTCGGCATCCCATAGTTGATATCCGATGTAGGTGTTTTTGGATTGTCCAAATGCCCTGTGTATGGATATTTTGTTTTGTTGGTAGATGTACCACCAAGCACTCTTACTTTGCCATTATAAACTAAATAAGGATTGCAAGACAAAGCAGCATATTGTAATATCCTGATTTTACCAGTGTTGAAATTTAGATTATCGCCATTGTCAATATAGGTTAGTGTTTTG